TCACGATAGCTTACCAACACTTGGAAGTCATCCACATAGCCGTCGCTTTCCACAGGTTGTCCAATAATTGTAGTGTATACATCACCAGGCAAAGGTTCAGTGCTGTCTGGCTTGGTATTCACGGACAACACATTGATAAAGTCTTTGATGATTGTGCCTGTGCGGCTGTCGTACACCAGTTGATCTTCGTAAAAGAAGAAACGTGTTTGTAACACTGATCCAAAGTTGTAACTCAAGCCACGGAATGTGATTGTGTAATTTTGATTTTGCACAACAAACTGTACCATCCAACTGGCATCTTTGTTGGCACCTGACGTATCGCCAGCAAATTGTTGGCTCCAAGGTGCAGAGTTGGTCTGCGAGTATGCATCAAGATTTTGTTGTGTGATAAGATACCAAGTGTAAGGAGTACCAGTGATATCGCCATTGCTGTCGTATCCAAGACCAAAGTTGCGGAACAACAAAATTTGCTCAGCCATGGCTTGCTCGACTGCATTAGGCAAGTCTGTTACAAACAATGGAATAATAGTATCTACCAGTGCGCCTGTGGGCACAAAGTTATTGATAGTTACTGGTCCAGCACCCGAAGTCAAGTTACCCACACCATTGTTGTAGCCATCGCCTACTATCTGTTGCGGGCTGGCCCAGATTTCCAGTCGCTCGTCTGCACGGGTCGGGGTGCCTTGCACCAGTTTGTTGTTACGATCAAAGTAGTAGCCTGTGGGCGGCACAAACTTGATCAAGCTGCCTACGATAGCATACTGGAACATGGTAGTGGTAGTAATGCCAATAGGTATAGGTGTTCCTGTGGCATTGGTAAAATATCCAGTGGTTTCATTGGCCAACGTGGTGCTTTGATTCCATTGATAGTTGGGTAACCATGTTATCCCATTGGGGGTAGTTGTAGATGTAATGCGTGGAAAGTTAGCATAGTAAAATTGTCGCACTGTTGCGCCGCCAATGTCTGGTTGTACCTGGTTGGTAATCACATCAGCAATCTCATTGCGATTGGTCCAAGAGAACAAGATAGTAGGCAGAATGTTTTGACGCCACAATCCGCCGTCGCTTGAGAATGTATTGGTTGAACTGTACTTGCCAGTGTTGTCCACAAGGTCAAGATAACGACTGGTACCAATGCTGGCACGATTCAACGCTTTGCTCTTGATAATACTGTTGTATTGTGTGTAAGGGAACAGAGTGTAATCTTCTCCGTTGACCATGCGGTTCTGTGTGTAGTAACGTGCAGGAGCACGTTGTTTGATTTCAGAAATGGGCTCACGTGCCTGACTGTTGCTGACAGGACGTGTGATACCACAAGTGAATGTGATGGTTTGCAAGTTGCCGTTACGATCAATATAGCTAATGGGCAACACAACGTTTTGCATTTCTTCAGGGTTGATGATGTATTGCAAACCATTTGATGCACGTACATAGGCACGGTATATGCCCACTGGAATTTCACTGAACACACCGTCGCCAAACACCATGGTAATTTGATCATTGGCTCTACTAGTCACTGAGTAAATTGGTTGCAACACATTATTGCGTTGTGCCGCAGCGGTATAAACGTTTTCTACAAACTGCCACTCGCGGTTAATATTGCCCACGTTGTCTAGTTGGAACAACCAACGGTCTTGATTGTTGACGCCTTCAATGTTGATGTCCACTGTGCGATTGGCAATGCGTTCAGTCAAGTTAAAGTCTTGATTTTGCAGCACTCCTTGTTTGAACAAGAAGAAGTAACCAGTGTTGGCTGATTGATATCCCAATTGATCATTTCTGTACAGTACATTGAAACTTGTGTTGGGAGTCGGCGCTGGTTCGTACACATAATCTCTGCCTGCTGATGTTGACGTTATGGCCTCAAATGGCATGTTGATTCCGTCTACTGTGGCATTGTAAGGAATTACAGGCAAAAACCCTGGCACCAAGTTGATAGCATATTCAGCAGTGTTTACACCCAAAATGGTTTGACGATTGCCTGGGCGACCCACACGCTGGCTGTCTACTAGGCTGGCATTAATCACCGCAGTAAATTGCTCTTGCCAGTCTGGGTTTGTAGGATCGGCCCAGTTGATAGTGATGTTGCTCAAGTTTACACCGTTGTAGTCCACAACATTTTCAGTTGTGGTAACGTTGAATACTTTGAGATAGCCTTCGGCAGCGGTGTTGCGTTTGGCCGTGTAGCTCACAAGGTTAGCTAGACGAGTAACACTGTCTCTGCGTTCAGCAGTGTCAATGTAATTTTCGCGAGTGTTTAAGTCTGTGCGGAACGCAAGAGCTTGTCCCATAAACGCCATGACATCCAATAAGGCAATAAATTCTGACGATTCAATGTAGTCATTGAATGTTTCTGGGTAGTACAGACGCAAATAGTCAATGAAGCTTTTACGAAGAGTTTCAAAGTCGTAACTTTGGAAGTCGGCTTCGCGGTAGGTTTGGTAGATTTGTTTCCAATCTTCTACGCCAAATATTGCTGTTTGTCTAGTGGTTGTTGCCATTGTTCTCTCGTCCGTGCTTTATTTATTGATAATAAAAACGGCGTAGTTATACGTAACTGGCGCTGCGAGTTTGTTCGTCAAAGAATATGCTGAGAATTTCGGCGTTGGTGGTGTTTACAATGGTGATCTGTAATTCTAGTAAGATTCCATTGTCTTGCGGAAACACTGCTACATCACTTACGATTAATCTAGGATCGCCGCCTGCCACACGTTGTACTTCGGCACGGATGTCTTGTTGTAGTTGTTCTATTTGATTTTCAAACAAAAAGTCCCACAGTACTGTGCCATATCCCGGACGTCCAGGTAACTCACCTTGGCGAATACTAAATGCATTCAACAGGTCACGCTGAATCAAATCAAAATCTGTCAGAGTAAACTTTTTGTTTTGATTGATGGTGTTGAAGCCGATGAATGTGGTCATGTTGATATTTATAGGTTAATTTACTTTGAATTTACGCAGGTTTGGAATAAACAATTTTGAAATATCTGATATTAATCCTAGAATTGTGGCCAATACTGCATCAACTTCGCTGGTGAGCTCATAGGTATAAGACTGGGCCAATAAATCTTTTTTCAAACTTTCAAAATCTTTGACCAACTTATCTAAATACTTGCGAATGGCATCATATTGTGCAATCAACGGATCCACAGTTCTTGACGTAATTTCTTGGCCAGACAGGTTGGCTAGTTTGACTTGTTGTTCTTTAGACAAAGTATTCAATCGTCTAAATTCTGCTACTAATGCGCTTGGAGGCTGTGGTGGGCCATTGTAGTCTATAGAAGGAATTTTGTCATTGCCAAACACGCGACTCACCGCACCTGTTAGTGTGTCTCTATTGACTGTGTCAGTGGCTTCTCCAGGAGGAGCTTCTTGTTTAATAGAATCATTTAGTTTTTGTTCTGCTGTGCCAACGGCAAATTTTGCATCAGCAAAACGTTTGTCAAAGTCTGCTTGTTTGTCTGCTGGCAACTGACCTTTTATCCAAGATGTGCTTTCTGTCAATGATTTAGCAAAGTTGGCTGATATTCCAGACAAGTCTTTGGGCACAAGACTGTTGATAGGCACACCAAGTGTACCTGCCGCCGCCAGTCCTGAACTCATCAAGTTTTGTTGTGTTAAGTTTTGTGCCGCCGGGTTGCTCAACAAGCTGTCAAGACTGTTGATACCACCTTTGCCAGTCCATACTGCAGGACTTTTCAATACATCTGTGAGTTGATTTGATCCGCTGGCAAGATATGTACTTGCTGTTCCGGGTTTGAGAAGGCCTGCTGTTTCTAGTTGTGTGGCATCAAATCCAAATTTACCTACTCCTACTGAATTGGTAAACTGACTGAAATCTTGCCCAGTGGCGGTACCCACTGCTGCCACTGTGGCGCGAACATCTGTGGTTCCAAGACCTGCCATTGGCACCAGTGCTGTGGCTGTTTTTGCAAAGTCAGCTGTGTTGATACCATTGGTAACTGGTGCGCCAAACAAACTTCCTATTTTGCCTGCAGTTTGTTGCAGTATTGATCCACCATTGGCAATTCTAGATTGCAAACTGCCAGTGGTGCCTGCTGCCAGTGACTGTTTGGCAGTGTCTGCAACACTTTTAAATGAGTTCAATGCACCTTTGTCTGATCCAGGAAATCCAGCAAGACCTTGAGATAATTCTGCTTGTGCTGACGCCAGGCCGTCGGCTGCTTGAGTTTGTGCGCTGAGTATATCGCCTGAACTGAAACCATCCAACCCGCCTGTTTTTGCCTGCTTTTTAAAAATTTCAAATGCTTGTTCTCTTGTTGTACCTGGAGGGCAGATGACTTCAAATGTTTTTGCCGCTGCGGCGGGATCAGGCAGTCCAAAATTTTTGGCTATGGCTGCGGCTTTGACTTTTTCTTCTTCAGTTAATGGTCTGGATGGCCCAGCATTAGTTGATGGGTTAGTACGGCTTGTGCTATATGTTTTGCCGTCGTCTATCGGTCTGGGACCAGGCAGCGGACTTAATCCTCTGCGCAGGCGCTCGTTGTTTACTCTATCCCAAACAATAGGGTCATTGCCTGAATACGTGAGTTTATCATCAGGAGTACTTGACGCCAGACCAGATTCAAACGATGCAGTCAAACTACTGACTCCACTTATGCTATTGAGATCAAATATAAATGTACTCATAGTGCTTTGATAGTTACTCCAGCCGGCACTGGAACTGCACCCGGTGGCGGAGTAGGCTTGCCTTCTTCAAATTTGATTTTGACATCCACACCTAGATTATGATAAGGATATGGTTCATGAGTGGGTGCTCTGGGCACAATAGTTTCTAGTGCTTTGCTTTTAACTTGCCAACCTTTGGCTGTGTCAAAAGCTGTGTCATCCAACATGATTTTGGCAATGGGTTTGGGTTTTTCAACTGTGGCTGCTACGGGTCCATTCAAGTCTATACCACCAGCTGTGAACTTCAATGCACTGCCACCGTTCCAGGATCCGTCGGCACTTTGCAAGGCCATGGTACCATCTGCTTTGATACCAATAGTGGCCTTGCTGTAAATTTTAAAATCTTTTTGTGCAGATATGTTCAAGTCTGTGACCGCTTCTATTGTGGTGCTCTTGGTGCTTTTGACTTGTATGTTGCCGCCAGCAAACATGTTGATGTCACGGTCAGCATGCATGTTGATATCGCCATTGGTGCGTATGTTCACTGAGTTGGTGCTGAATATGTCTACTGTGCCTTCTGCGCCAAACTCCAACCATGTTTGTCCATTGGCATGAGTGATGTAAAAGAAGTTTCCCGAGTCATTCATTGTGATCTGATGACCTTTGGGTGTGCGCAAACGGAACAAGGCGTTGTTGCCTTCTAAGTCGCCATCGTCCATCACCAGTGTGTGGCCGCCCATGCGGCCTACTACTTGTGCCTGGTCGGGTCTGATTTCATTGTTTTGAATTTTCTTCCGGATATCATTGGGTTTCATACCACCTTGGTATACTGGGACACCCGGGGTGCTGATACCAAATACTGTACTGGGAGTTTCACGTTGACTGCTTGAGCGAATAGGACCACGTTCAATGTCTCCATTGAGTCCTTGTTGGAACATGGCGCCGGCCACCACACTGTGAACTGGTTTGAGTTGTCTAAAAAAGTTGTCTGCGTTTACTATTTTTTCATTGTTGGTGTTTACTTCAATTACTGGTAGCAGTGTGTTGTCTGCAAAATAAGTTTCTTGATTTTTATTGCCAGTAACATAGTTTGAGCTGCCGCCAATGGCAGGTACCATGTGTCCTAGCCCGTTGTCAGGCACAACACCAATATAGTACCCCAGTTGACGGTCACCGTTGGCAAACACACACAACACTGTGATACCAATGTCCGGTGGGGTAAACCACATGCCGTATGAATTTTGATTTTGAGTATAATCGCCAACATTGTTGGCAGCATTTTTTCCTGCTGGAGTGTATCCGTAAAAGCCCGGCAAGTATCTCACCGTGGTCCACTTGGTTGAATCATCAGGATTGCCGCCGGCAAACGTTTCAATGTACACTTGCAAACGTCCAGCACGAGTAGGATCCACATTGTTTTTTACTATGCCAACAAATGGCCCAAACTCGGCAGCAACGCCGCCACGATCCATTTTATAGTTTGACGGCCTACCTGTACTACGTTGTATTTCTTCTGCCATTTCAGTCCTTAATATTCGTGTGCGCCGGGCTGTGTGCCGCCGCGATTTGCATTGTCAGCTATCTTTTTAGGTGCACTGGCAGTAAATGTATTGAAGAGAACACCGCCCGACGCAGTACCGACTGTTTGTCCATTACTAATTACCGCCCTGGCTGCTGGTAAATTGGAAATATTTGGCGCTGGTAACGATGATCCTCCAGCTGATGCAGCATTGGTTATTGACGATGCAGATGATGGCGCTAATAGTGTGCCACTGAGTCTAGAGGCTGTGGACTTTGCTCTCAATTGATCAGCAGTAAATCCACTGACTGGGCTTGCAGCGGTGCTGTCTGTGGCAGGTGCAGTATTGGTTCTTGTGGCAGTTGCTTGCTCATTTTGTCTGGCCAGTCGAGCATCTTCAGCGGCACTTTGATTGGGCGCAGACGCCACTGTATTTTTGCCGGACGGGATTGGAAAATAATACAAACTTCCTTCTATGGTTTGTTCAAATTTGCCGCTTTTGAATTCACTGACCACTTTGTAGGCCTTGTACACATTGCTCTGTTGAGGTTGTCGGGCTTGATTGCCAGGGCGAGCGTAAGGATCTGCCAGACCAGTGCTGAGATTGTAATCTTCAGGGCGTTGCCAGGCAATTTCAAACATGACCTGACTGGCATCAAAGTTGATTGTGCCGTCAGGCAAAAATGCCGAGTATCCAAATTCTGTGGTGTTTACGCTGCCAGCTAGACTGCCTTGTTGTATCCAGGCAGGATCACCAATGATACGAACTTTGGCAATACCCATGTCTCCAGGGCTGTACAAGTATTCGCTGGCACTGGCGCCGACTTCATTGGTCAGGCCTTGAGCTCCTTGACGACTAGCATTACTAGCTGGGGCATAGGTATACTTGGGAATGTCTCGCATACTGGCTGTGAATTTTTTACGTTGTTGCGCAGCGGCACTTTCTTCGGCGTGTTTGCCAGTGACTGTGATGTTGTACAAACTGTTAAAGTTTGCTGTAAAGTCAATCACTGCTGAATTTTGTCCAGTAAACCAGTACGGATAACTTTTATGCACTCCCCGGAACTTTGTCAACGGAAAATATTTGCTATTAAATTCAGTGAGTTCATACGGACTTATGACAAATTTAATATTGTAAGCGTAGTCATTTCTAGCTTCGTCATATGCGCCTTGCTGTGCTTCCATGCTGATTTGAAACCACTTCATTGGGTTTTCTGCATTGATTGTGACTTTGGGATTGGGGATTTCAGCTCCACTGACTTCATCGTATTCTACCAATGCCTGACTAGTAATATAAGTTGAATTTCTAATGGCCAAGTCGATGGCCTGTACCATTTGCATACCAGCGGTGATACTCCAGTTACGATTAGTGATATCCATAGCGTTGGCTGCTTGGTCAAATGCCTGTCCTCCCACTTGTGTTGCTCCCGGCTTCATGGGTGTGCTAGACTGATCTTTGACTTTGCCGTACTTGGTAATTTTAGCATCACGAATTGGTTGATGTCCGTTTTTGTCTGCTACAAATACAATTTCATATGTGTCAGCTACTTCGTATATTCCATCACGCACCAACTGTTGTTGAAAAGCATTCATTGCTCCAGTCAGACCTTCTTTTATGGTATTCCGAGCCGACGAAGCTGCATTGGCTTTGGCAGGAGCACCTGATGCGTCTATAGCATTGTCTACTGCTCGCACTGACGCTTGTGTAGATTTAACCGGCAGGCGCTGTTGCTCTTGATTGGCAAAAGTTCTAGAGTCAGTGGCAGCTTTTTGCCGACCATTTGCATCAGTGTTGGCTGTGGTAGTTGCTCCTGGATCGTTTGCATTGGTGGTTGGCGGCGCAGTTGATGCATACACAAGATCACCGCCTAGCAACTTGCCCACATTGCCGTCAGTTAACTGAACATCATAAGGTATAGTGCCACGACGTGTGCCACCGGCCACCATTTGATTAATAGGTGCGCATTCAAAATCATACGACACCAACTTGGAAGTGACTTGCCATTTTATTTGTGTGATCAAAAAAGGAATAAACTTTTCAACCACAGCATTGGGATCAGTTAGTCCTGTGTTGGGGTCGGCAGCGCCCACTGG